ATTGAAATGAGAATTTTTAGAAGATTTAAAAACAAAGAAATTGAAGACTTGCAGAATGACCTCTATAAACTCAATACAGTTGTCAAGAGTTTATGTGAAGAACTCGGTTATGCTGTGGACTTCAATTTGGAATGGGATGAAGTTTCGGGTGTGATTAAAAAAGATAAAAAAGTACTCAAATGAGTATAATTAACACCAATGTTACCAATACATATTTAGCGTGGACTTAGATAGCTCAATCAGATTAAGCAAGGCAATCAATGGCGAAATGCCGTCTCGATTGGAATACAAAAAGCCTAAGTGGGCAGAAGGGCAAGTTGTCCGTACAAGCGGGCTTGTCGAGGATACTTGTAAGCACGGGGTAGGTCATCCGAATAAAGATTTCCTCAAAGGCAAAAAATCTCAAAATGAGATACACGGATGCGATGGATGTTGTAATGACCAATTTGTTGATGCTAACAAGTGGAATAAGTCTTGAGGATATAGAATGAGTACAACATTCGCAATAATTTACAAGGATAAAGAATTTCCCATTGCACATCGTTGGTACAATGGTGAAGAAGCTGAATTTCGGTGGTTAAATGGGCTTGGCGAACTTCTGCCGAATAAAATTAAAGTAGTACCAACCGATAATGACCATCAAGGAATTAAGACAATAGGTGATATTAAGAAGAAAATAAATGAATAAACCTAACATATCGATCAACATGAATTGGGTAGCTATACTATACATCTTGCTTCACGGTGAACCAGATATTGTTGACGCAATAATTATATGGCTAATGAAATGAAAATTTTTATTCTATCCTTGGTTATTGGGTTGTATAAATTGTCAGAAAAGCTATGAAAAACGTAAACGATTACAGGGATAGAATGGACTCTCGGCTCGAAGAATTAACAGTAATGAACGCTGAACAAAATTCAAACATATCGAATATAAAAGAGACGCTTTCAGAAATTAAAGAACTTTTAAAAACTCAGAATGGACGAGTTAGGAAAAACGAGAATATGCTGTCAGCTATTACAGCAGTAGGTGGTGTATTAAGTATAGTATTTACAGGATTTATTGCGTGGTTATTTAAGGGGCTAAAATGATTTGGATTAAAGGTCAGAGAACGATTGTATTAAGCGTAGTAGCAGGATTAATTGCTGTACTACTTCAAGCTGATTATCAGGGCATATTTGATTTAAGCCCGTTGTTAAAACTATTGATGCAGTTTGGATTGACGCTATTAATGCCGTTGATTCCTATTTACTTGAGAAAGGGTATTGATTCTGCTCTTACCAAGGGGTCTAAGTAGTGCCTCGATTTGGTAAGAAATCAATGGAAAGACTGAGGGGGGTTGATGCTCAATTAGTCAATGTCTTGAACGAATTGATTAAGATAATGGATGTGTCTATAATTGAGGGATTGAGGTCTGAGGAACGGCAAATAGAGCTTGTTGCTAAGGGACTATCAAAGACTGAGTTCTCCAAGCACCTTGAGGGCAAGGCGGTTGATTTGTCTCCCTATCCGATAGATTGGGAAGACAGGGATAGATTCCACTATATGGGTGGGATGATAAGGGGTATAGCACAGCAATTAGGCATCAATGTTCGATGGGGTGGGGATTGGGATTCCGACTCGGAAACAAAAGATAATAACTTTGATGATTTATGCCACATAGAACTTGTATGATAAGTAAAAGATTTGTAGGTTAGTGTGAGAGGATAAAGAATGGCGTATTGCACAAATAGAGAGCTTAAAGATATTTTCCCATCAATAGATGAGTTTGATACTAAAACTCCTATCTACGGGTGGGTAGTTGATTCTGGCTCACGTTATAAGGCTGAAGATTGCGGATTGATTACTCAATTATTCGCATCTGGGGAGAATTTAGGTTCTGCCCAAGCGAGTTCTGGGGCAGTTGATACAAATGGTGAGTGGTACTATACAGATGATGTATGTTACTATTATAATGATGTTTCAAACCCAAATGACTTGCTTATGGAATCGGGTGAAGATTGGAGCGATTTAAGAACACGCTACATTTCCAACGCCTCAAGGTATCTTGATTCGATGCTTGATTCTATGTTGCCAAGGGAACAATTTAAAGACCAAGACGGGAACTATGATTATATTATAGTGAGAACAACAGCCTTACTTGCTTGTAGTTTTTTAATTCGTGCGTCAGACCCTACATCCGAAATAGCAGATGCTTTATTTAATGAGGCGAATGTAAACATCGCATCACTCAATGAGGGTAAGACCAAACTGTCTTGGCAAACAACTGGTGACGCTTCTATGGGGGTTATCCGAGAGGGGTCTGTTAGCGGTGCTTTAAGGATTGTTGATACAAAGGGTGCATACGATGGAGTTTATGATAAGATAGGGGTGAAAGTCACTACGGGTGGTGCTATGGGTACTGCCAAGTATTCTTATTGGGCGAAGGATTCAGATAATCTTGGTGCAGAGAAGATGAATAACGGAGATACCTCATCCTATTCAGATACAATCAATGGCACATACCAACCCATAGGAAACGGGCTTTATATTCGATTCGCAGGGGATACGGCTGACACTGCTACCTTGAATGATTATTGGGAAATCGAGGTTTCTGGTAGGTCGGAAAAAACAGACCTTGGTTATCCACGAACAATTAGAATGACCCGAAGATGACTGCATTTGTAAACATTTGGAACGACAAGATTTTGGATACTATCCGTTCATTCCTGAATACGGAATTTGCGGGTTCTATCCCTATTTACACGGGTTCATTTAAAGACATGGGTAGTCAATCAATAAGACTATTGCCCGTAGGAAGTGACTCAGTAAGTCATTTAACGAGTGCAGAATTGCGAGAGTATGTTCTTGATGTCTCATACACTTTCAAAGAAAAAACAGTAAAAAAGGATACTTGGGAACACATAATGAGACAGGTGTCACACATAGAAGCTCTATTTCACGACAACACAAATAATACCTATTTCGATGGGGTATTACAAGGCAGTCGCATAAATGAAAAAACGGCAGAGGAAGAAGCGATTGACGGATTAAATGTTGTTAGATGGGAATGGAGAGGTAAGTATTTAGGTAACTTAACATAAGAAAGTAATAAGGAATATTATGCAAGTTAAAATGAAAAGAAAAGGTTTATTGCCTAACTGTTGGAAGCAATGTAAGGCTTCTTACGAAGATTGGCAAGAACTACAATCGGGAAAAGAAATCAAGGTTTCTTCAATCCCATCATCAATAAAAAATTTGGTCGAGGTTGTTAAATCTCCATCAAAGCAAGGAGGTAAGTAATGGCTACCGTAGCACACGCATTTTCACCAAAAGAATGGAAGGTCGGAATCGTATCAGATGCAACTAATGCAGGCTCAACGGGTATAGAAACAACCATGTATCAATTAGATGTGGATTCAATCGGATTTCCATCATTGAATGTAACGCAGAAACTTGATGTAAGAAGTGGCGTTGGTCGTACATTAAAAGACGAGGACTTCTTTCAAGATAATATCTTGAGGGCGGTTGAGATTTCTTTATCAGGTACTCTACACAATGATGCGGGACATAAGTTACTTGCACAGAATATATGTAATGATGTTACGACAGATATTGCAGTAGCAACGGGATTTGCACCTGCTTCTCAAAAATATGGGGATGCTGTGCTTAATGCAGCTTCCTCCCTGACTGTTGTTATGCAACCGTCAGATACTACCAACCAACTGGGACTTGAGTTCTTTGGTTGTGTTGTTACTGCATTCTCTATTACAGCAGAGGGCAATAGCGATGGAGGTCAGTACAAATGGTCAGCGACTTTACAGACAGGTAAGAAACCCGATTTAGCATCGACGGCTTCACCAACAATAAGTGCTTATGCGAATACTGACATACCCCTGTTATCAAGCTCAAGTGGGCATAAGGTATTTGCTCAAGATGTGATTTTAAGTTCATTCACAGCTTCATTAGAAAATCCAGCAGTATTTACAGGTGTAGCTTCTGATGGTTATGAAGTGGTGAGCAGGGGGACAGAAATGGCTGTCTCGATTGAATCACAGGTAAAATATGATGGTAATACAAAGGGTTTGATAAATAGCTTTGACACTCAATCCTCGGCACTGTCAGGCAATATGTTTGTAGTGATAAATAATAATGCTTTTGGTGTTGATGTGCAGAATGGTGTATTTACAAACGTAGCTTTGTCTGAGGGTGATTTAATGATGCTTGACTGCTCAATTAAGTCAGTGGATGACGGCACGGATGCCCTAATAACATTTGACGTGAGTGCATAATGAAGAAACTTACATTAAAATCCAAACGTGAGATAAAGATTAAAGAAATGTCAGTAGATGATATTGACTTCTGTAATGATTTGCCTCAAATGAGATACGAGAACGACCAAGTAATTGCGATTACAAACTTGTCTAAAGCACGGACGGCTTGGATTCGCAAGGGCGTTGATAAAGCCGATGATAAACTCATCAAGTCCTTGTCTGAAGATGAGAAGAATGAAATCTCTCTTGCGGTGCAGGAGTATCAACGCTTGGGGGAAGACTAACCCTTACGCTTGAGCTAAATTTTCTCGTACAAGAAAATTGTGGGGGTTGTAGATTTCATACATACCCCTACGAGGCTCAAATTCCTGTCTCTATCGAGGGAAAGTATCCCATGCGGACATTCACATCAGATGAAGATGTTTGGAACGTTATAGACCTTTTAATCGAGGAAACAGAGGAAGCCAATCGTGAGGGCAAGAACTTCAACATTGCGGAATCAGTAATGGCTCAACTACCGTTCTTCTCATGTAACAATCTCATCCTTGACAGGGATGCCCAAAAAGACATTTCCCGATACATCTATTCTAAAGACTTTGGCATCTCGCCTTATAAAGGTTCTTATGGTGAACAACCTAAACTTTGGATAGAGAAAACATTTATATTAAAGAATTTAATTAAAAGACAGAAATCAAAGGCAATGAAACATGGCACTTAAAGACATTACAATACAATTTTCAGCAACGGGCGATGATGTTCTAATACAAACTATAAAAGCCCTCGACATTGCTACTCAATCCCTTATTAAAGCACAAACTAAACTTGCTGGTGAGGGTAAAAAGAAGATAAGTGTTGATAAGGCTAATCTTAACTCACTGAGAAAATTAAATGTAGAGCTAAAACTGCAAGGTAAGAATCTTAAAGCCGTTAAGATAAATACCGATTTATACAAACAGGCATTAAAGGGGAATAGATTGGCAATGGGCAAGATAAGACTTGCCACTGCAAAATACACAGCTTCACTCAAAAAAATGAATGTGGGGATGTTTAGTTCCGCCACAAGCGGAAGGTTATTAAATAACACCTTTGCAACATTGAGGTCAAAGATGTTAATAACTGCTTTTGCTATTACGCTCGTTGAAAAAACGGTCATAAGTCTTGTAAAATCATTTGCACAGCAAGAAGCTGTTAATATAAAATTAAGGGCTGGGCTTGCGAATATATCGGTCACGACAGATGGCGTTACTCAAAGATTGATTGATTATTCGTCGGCACTACAACAGACGACAGCATTTGGAGATGAGTTAATTACAAATGGGATGGCTCAGTTAACTACTTTTGGACTTAATGAAGAGGCTATAAAGGCTTTAACCCCACAAGTTTTGAATGTAGCACGAGCAATACAGACCACAAGTGGGACAATGCCTGATTTGAATTCATTATTTATTGCTTTTGGTAAATCAACATCCACAGCCGTTTCAGCATTAACTCGTTACGGTGTTGTTCTAACTGATACAGAGAAAAAACAGCTCGGAGCAATGGAGGCAAATAAAAGAGCTGGTGCAATTGCAGAGATACTTAACAAACAATATGGCGGACTAGCAGAAGCATATGCAAAAACAACTCTGGGAATGCTTGAAGCTGCTGCCGCAGCCAGAGGAGATGCCGCAGAAGCCTTTGGTGAAGTTTTAGCACCTGCCGTTTTAGCTGTTTCAGAGGCATTAAAAGTTGTATTTGAGGCGGCGACTCTTCAAAATATTAAGATTTTTGGAACAGCCGCAGGAGTTGCAGCAGTAGGTATGGGGGCATTAGCAGTAGCAGCGTGGGCATCGGCGGCAGGACTAACATCGTTCTCTGCAATGCTATTAGCAGCACAGGCAGCATTGGTAGCATTCGACGCAACAGCCGTCGTCTCAACAGGTGGGATTTGGGCAATAGGAATAGCGTTAGGTGTAACTGCTGGTGCTCTATTAAAATTCTTTGGTGCTTATGAAACAGGTGAAAAAGTTCTTACGGATTCTGTAAAAAAGACCAATGAATTTGAAAAGGCGATTAGAGATAAGGGTGAAGCACTTGGATGGTCATCATCGAGAATACTATTAGAAATAGAAGCTATGAAGAAGCGAATGGCAACTGAAGCGGAATTAAAAGTACAACAAGATGCTGGTGAGTTATCTTTACAGAAACGACTTCTTCTATTAGAAGCAAAAACTGATTTTGAAAAAGAGCTTATCAAACTTGGGCATGAAGCAAGTGCAGAGGAGCTAAAATTGATTCAGCAAATCGTAGACAAGAATCAAGCTATTGCAGATGAAAAGAGGGTAAGGGAAGCATCACTTGAATCATATAAGAAATATTTAGAAGCAATGAGGGATGAGGTAAACTTGAGAACAAGTATGAACCAAAAAATAGAATTAGCACATCTGGATTTACTTAAAAAGAAACTCGAGGGTATGTCACTTGATGGTAAACTTACGGAATCCAATTCAGAAAAATTGTCACAGTACATAGATTTCCAAAAACAATTAATCAGTACATTTGGTGTTGGGATACATACTACGAAAAAACTTACCAGTGCGGGTATTGCCAATGGTATTACTTTAGATATGCAGAGTATGAATGTTGAAAAATTGAGTAAAAAAGAAAAGGAGCTTCTGCAAGTTATGATAGATATTTTCAATCAAAGGCAGAGGAATATAGTTCAAGCCAAAGAAGCTGCAGATCAAGCCAAGGAAGAATTAACCACCATTGAGATTTTTCAATTACTTAACTCACAAGCGACCGCCGCGGCGGGAGCTTATAGTTCATTTGTTCAAGGAACAGTAACGGCAGATATTAATGCTTTAAAAGCACGAGATAGTTACCAAAATGCTTCTATGGAGAAACGAGCAATAATGGAAGAAGGCGTTAGGAAGAAGCACGAAAAAGCATTAAAAAGAGCAGCATTATTAGAAAAAGCAGGTGCAATAGCAAGTGCCATAATGAATACACATACCGCATATACTGAAGCCTTACCGAATGTTTTTCTTGCGAATGCAATAGGGGTATTAGGTGCGATTCAAGTTGCAGCAATCGCAGCTACTCCGACTGCATACGCTAAGGGTGGTGACTTCGTAACAAACAAACCTGAATTGATTATGGTTGGTGAAGCTGGTAGAGAACACGTTAGAATCACCCCATTAGATAGACCAGAAGAAAGAGCATTGACAGATGGCGGTATTACTGTAAATATTATGGGTGGCATTGTCCAAGAGGATTATGTTACCAATGAACTCCTACCTGCAATTAATAAAGCGAGAGCATTAGCATAGTGTTAGCCTTCGATACAGGTCTAAGTAATGCTCTTGAGACTCATTCCACAGAATCATTCTGGGTACTGAAGTTATTTTATAACGATGATACGGTAGATGCTAACTTCGTTGGAGTTTCAGACCAAGATAGGGTAGATGGTTCTGATACATACTATGGGGTAGTTTCCAGTTGGGGTGTATTAAGCCACTCATTAGACTTCTTTAACTTCACCACTTCTTTAATGAATATGTCTGTAAAATTAATCAATACAGATAATACAATAGAAGGCGGTAGATTTTCTGACCTACTCTCAACAAATAATTTTGCCAATCGTAAATGGGAGTTATTCCAGAATACTGGTAGGGCTGGTACTTATGATGAACCCGTAAGAATGATAGGCACAGGTATTATATCTGGTGATTTTTCTTATGGTGTAAAGAGTATCTCATTGAAGTTATTAGATTATACCTCTAAATATAATAAGCAACTGCCCACAGCATTTATACAAAATACCGCATCTGGTGATGCCCATTATTACCCAAATGCACCTGAAAAGAATATAGGGAAACCCATACCAATGGCGTATGGTGACTTCTGGAATAAAACAGATATTGGTACAATCGAGACGAGTCCTAAGTTTGATTATTTCTTCACAAAGGGTAAGTTCCCAGCCATTGTAACGGATAATATAAATGAATCAGATGGTTATGTGTATGCAAATGGAGATAGCGTTGTTATAGATCACATTGATGGGGACAATATATATTTATATAACAATGGTCAATACATTGCTTGCAATACTTCTAACACTACCACAGATAATCCACGATTAAAATATAATGGTACATCGTGGTATTTATATATTCCTATGAATGGCAGTCAAGACAATATGATAGATGGTGACTTTGGGACATCATATACACTCACTGCCCCTGCTACTGGTTCTGCATCTGCCACACTTTCGATACCAGAAATAGCTGATATAGGCACGATAAGCAGTGTAGATATTATAGCTGATTATGGGGCATACGATTTTGATTCTATATCATCATATGAGGTGTTTGGGACAAATGGACTGAATGTCGGTAGTCCATTGGATACAATTCAGATACAAAGCGGTGGGGCATGGGGCTTTGCACAAAGTGGGACTGTAGAAATTATAGACTCGGATGGTGGCGGTGGTGCAAGTTTGAATATTATAGAGATGGGAGTGAGAGTCACTTTATCCCCGTCTAAAACATTTGAGACTATCATTACAGAGCAATATGAGACAGCAAGCCCCACCGCTGGGATTGAGATTTCACACGATGAGGCTGGCGATGCCTTTCAGGACGATGTAGTTAAAACCAGAACAGTTACAATCACAACCCCTACTATATCTGATTATATCTATTTCTCGGGGAAGGGGCGTGAGTATCATAGTGATATATCCACCAGAACAACTTACGGTGCAGGAGCTTTATGTGAGAACCCAGTATATATCATAGAGGACATAATGAGAAGGGAACTTGGGCTTACTGATAGTACGATAGATACAAGCTCATTTGACCTATCTGGACTAACGGATTTAGCTAACATATTTGCAGATGCCTATACAAATGTGAAGTTTGCATTCTCACAATATAAATTTATAGGCTCAAAAGATTTAATCAACCGTATATGCAAACAGATACTAAGCTGGGTATTTATATCTGGTGATGGAAAATATAAAATAAAAACCTTGGAAGCCAGCGGTTGGAGTGCCAATAAAACAATAGACTTCAATGATTGTAATTTAAAATCCATCTCAAGGACTTCTTTAGGTGGCGTTAGAAATGATATAACAATAAATTACAATAAAGACTACGGGCAAGACCAATTCCTATCAAGTGTGAACCCAACAGCAGACTCCGTATCAACTCTGAAGACCGTGGCTGGATACAACCAAACCCTCAAGATGAAGATGGATGCAGATATACTGGATACTACGACTGCTACAAAATTGGCTGAAGCATACATGGCGGTATTCAAAGACCGTAAAATCATAATAAATTTCGATTGTAATCGAGCAAAATATAATGATCTGGAGATAGGGGATATAATCAAATTCTCTAATTGGGATAGTGCAATAAAATTATATGGGGTCACTTTAGTAGAGTCTGGTGGTTCTACAGATTATTTCATTATACAGAGTATTAGTAAAAAACCGAACGGAAGTTCAATTAAGGCAATAAAGGTTTCATAATGGTAAGAATTTTATGATAACAGGATTAACCCGTTCCATTGGAACACTTAAATTTGAAGGTAGGGCAATATGAGTAGTTTTATTTATGATTCAATAGGATTTACAGAAGCAACGGTCGCCGATGGATACTATGACCCCGTTCCTCCATTATTTACTTCCTCAAATACGGTTACTAACGAGCATAGGGCTAATGATATGAGCATAGGGTCAGCAATTACAAGTTATGTGGGTAGTGGTGGTGACACAGATACATTAAGATTTGATTTGGGGACAGAAAAATCCGCAAATGTGATTGCGCTATATTTCTCAGCATCTGAAACTGCTGAAATGGAATTAAGTGCAGGCTCAAGTGCTACCGATATGACAGCCGTCAAATCGACCATGACAAGCAATTTCTCGGCAGGATGGAATGTTGTAACGTTTGGCTCAACGTCTAATCAATATTGGTTTTTAAGGGCGGGGGGGACAGTGGACAATTTAACAGAGGTGATTATAGGAACTAAATACGACTTCGATGTAAATTTTGACCTAAATAATAAGATAGGTGAGAAATTCGGAACAGATATTATAACGTCTTATGGTGGTCAGGAATATGCCAATAAACGCCATGCCCCAAAAACAACTTGGTCTTGGAATTGGTCTTATATGTTGGCAAGTCATAAGACTGCCTTGGATGGCTTAAACAGTTCGGTTCAGGATTGGAAGAAATTTATATACTATGATGATTCAAATTATCACTATGTGAGGATGACAAAACCCATGGATTTTACAGAAGTTGCCCCAAGTGTTTATTCGACCTCTGTGAGCCTCCAAGAGCAACTTGCATAGGTAAGTCCCAATAATTCATTTTAAGGGCTTCACGATCCCTTAAATCGCCCTATCGTGGGTCTGGTATTACAACCCCCAACTCTATCGCAGACCACCTTATAAGTCTTTCTACAAATTCTCCAAACTCCTTCTTCTCAAGTTCTTTTGTAGATTCTATGTTAAAGTGATTCTTTATGGTTAAGTGCATTTCTTGGCTTGTGTACCCGAGTTCTTCTGCCAAAACATCAACAATAATCCAGTAATATGCGTTTTGCTGAGAAGACCTTACGCCCGTTGGTTTTAATTCAAAATAGTAATCCCCATCGTCCATCTCAAAATCTGGGATGATGAGTTTCCCTTTTTCTATCTTACATGGCAATCGGGGCATATCAATTCCTTCCATAGCTTTTTGTCAATCGACGACCACACCTTCCCCTCAAAGATTTCCCATTTACATTTACATTGTGGACACCATTTCAGGTCTTGGTCTGCCCTCACTTCGTCATATTTGTGATTTTCCCGAAGTCTTTTTTCCACGCTTCTATTTTCTAAGGCATCAATAACCCAAGATATGGAGTCGTTTTCAGTCCATTCTTTCTTCAATAATGCCTCCAAGTAAGAGTAAGTAGTTCCGTGCATCTTGTATTCTACCCATAATCGGTTCATTCGACGATTCTGTTCCATGTAATACATAATTTCTTATAGAATCCATGTGTTTTAAGAGGTATATCATTGCTACTTGCTCTGAGCTTGTATTCATTCTTTCGGCAATGGACTTGAAATTCTTAAACTTATCCTCATCGCTAACAGTGTATTCCTTACCTTTCCCA